AGAAATACTACGTAAACTAGAGGATAACTAACCATGACTCAATGCCCAATTTGTCTAGCCCATCACAATCACTTTTCATGCCCTTATTGTGGAGCCGTGAAAGTGAATCGACAAACATTTGATATTGCTAATGGTATGATTCTAGTAGCGCGAGCGATTCCAGCGCCGCGCGAATTACGGTTAGCAGTAAGTAAGCAAGTAGTCAGAAGGATGTATGCAAGGTTGATTGCTAAGATGTAGCTTAATACCTTCTAATATGCCCTAGAGTTACTTGTAAGCGATTCTAGGGCATTCTAGTTAGTATCTAGCTAATGGCAGAAGGTAACTAAATGAGACTAGGCCGAATCGCGCAATTCAAAACGCGCCGTCAGGAGTTTATAGAAGCGGCTATAGACTTCGGAATAGAACCTGAACTAGCCGAACAGCTAGCAAATGAAAAGGCTAAGGTAAGCGAAGGACCAGCTAAGATACTGAAGTTTACAAAGGAGGTAAAGAGCAAATGACAAGACTACACTTCGCGTTAACGATTCATGTTTATTGGAAGGCTTATCGCGGTCTGTCTGTATTTATTGAAGTAGGTAAGCGAACTTACTTTATAACTAATTACAGATGGCGCGTTAGGTTTGCTGACGTGACTAACGAAAAGAATGGAGTAAACAAGTGAATATCACAATCAATGGAGTTACGTATCGCATTAATAGGGAAAGTGATTTGCTGGCGTTTGTTTTCTATTACCACGCTGGCAATTATCGAATGCTTGAACTCTGCCGAGTTAACTAAAAACAACAATAGCCGATTAGGTTAACTTACATTCCTAATCGGCTATTGTTTTGTCTAATCAAATACAAAAGCCTAGCAGGTATTAGGAGCTACCTAACCCTTACTAGGCTTTGTATGCTAGCTAGCTATTAATTAGGATGTTCGGCTACACTAGCGATAGCTTACTAATCCGCGCATTTTTATTTTTGTCCTAACGCGATAACGTGCAAAACTCATTAGGACCGTTAGATGCTTGCTTAAGGCATCTAATAATTACAGGATAGCATATCAACCTACGTTTGTCAATAGCTATCCTGTATAAGTTTACGATTAATTACTGCGTAAGCTTACTCGAAGCCAACTGTTCTGCCTGCTCCTGAGTCATACCAAAGGCCACAGCAGCCTTAATAAACTCGGAACGCTTGAACTCAGGCGAGTTACGAACTTCCTCAGTAAACTCACTAATCTTACTTGCACGAGCGCTCGACAACGCATTACGCTCACGAATTGAGTTTACATAAGCAAGAATGTCAACCTTACTCGGAGTTTCGCCGGCCGCTTCCATTTCCTCTACAGTAGCGAACTCAGACCAGTTATACTCCACGTTTACATCAGGCTTTCCCAATGATGCAAGCGTAACTCCCGCAACAGTCGAAATAGTCGTCTTACCAGACTTAGGGATAGAACCATCTGCCATTTGATTTACCTCTTTATTTGTCAATGAACTACTAACAACGAACAATTACATGTTGACATGAATCTCGGAACTTGTCAACATGTAAAAATTACATCCTAGATAAAAAGTATATCAGGGCCGTAGGGTTTATGTCCTACGATTTGCACTAGGATGCCGGACGTTTTGTAAATTGGACCTTCCTAGAATCCAATCTTTTGTCGTCCCTATATAACCCTGAGTCAGACTGAAAGGTAGCTAACTCCAATCAACCTAACAAACCCATCATAACACATCTCGAATCGCTTGTCAATGTGTCTAGGTTGACACAGTATTGAGAAAACTTTAGACATTACCAAAACGTTACTAGGCATTTCTCGACGATGCCACCGAACTACCATTGAACTCCTCGACGTTTTGGCCCGTTTCAGTTCACCGTAAGTAACTGACCTGACTAGACTTACGACCACCGAACGACCGAATCGGGCTATTATCCATTCTATCATGCCCTCTATCGCCTGTCAAGTGTGTCAATCCGACCACACTACATACCAGATGAGAGGTAGTGTTCTTTTTTTTTTATATATTTTTACTTACTCTAAACTAACACGGATTAGTAGTGTGTCAATCGAGCCGCACTTGACAGGCTGGATAGGGTATGCTATGATAGGTAGGTGAGCAGAGGTCTAGCTAAGTGCTTGATTCGATTGAACTTAGGACGGTTCAGCCGTCGGGAAACGAGCCAGAACGAGCCTAGATTGGCACCAGAATTGCAATGAGACTGACCGGGCAATTTTACTAATTTTTGCTGAAAGTAACGTGATTTATGACAATAAAATTCGTTACTAAAAATCGTTCGATAATTAAGTTAGATTGTGGTTGTATTATTGAACGTGAAAAAGGTAAAAAAGATAAGTTTATTAGAATTTGTTTTAAGCATAAGGATTGAGATAATTATGAAAACTACTGCAAAGTGGTATTGTCTAAAGAATAGTGCTGAAATGTATTTAGAACGATTTGATAATGAAACTAGACCATTTACTACAGATTTTTTGAATTATGCGCGTTTTTGGACTTCTGAAAAAATTGCACAATCAATGATTGAAGTTACAAATAGAGATTGGAATACAGATTTTAGATTAATTATCATAGAAGTAACTGAGATTAATTAATCATGAATAATAAACCTAATAAAACTATTGAAAATATTGCAGCCGGAGTTTTATTTGTATTGTTAATAATTGAAATATCAATAATTGTTTTGTTGGCTTAATTATGAATCATCCATTTACTAAATCAATTGATAACGCTGCATTATGCTCGATTTGCGCGTTCGATTTTTTATCTCATACTCATGCCGCGCGATGTTCAATTTGTGGTAAAATAGGTGAAGTTCAAGTCTATGATAAAGTTTTAAAATGTAATTCTTGTATTACTGATAGTGAAGTAGGAAAAAATGAATTAATCCAAGATGCTGACGTTTTTCTTCGTTTAGTTCGTTCTGAAGAAGATGCGTCAATTCGCTACTCAGGCGATGTATTTAATGCTAAAACAATATCTAATCATAAAGTAAAAGATATTATATTTGCTGACGATAAATTAAATGATGAAGAAAAGCATCAAAAGTATTTTTCATTTTTAGCAGACAGATATACGCATTTTCAACAAGTAATATTTGACCATAGTTCTATAGTTCATGATGCTAATGTAGATGTTATTGTAATAAGTAATGAACTTCGCGCGTTTGGAGATAAGGTTCGTGAGGAAACGCGCAATAAGATTAAACAAGCCGATGAGTTTTATGCTCCAGCAATTATTAATAAACCTAAGATAACTCCAAAAGTTAAATCAAAGTTAGATAAGACCGAAAAACTTATTAAAACTATGATGGAGATGACAGGTAAAACTGAGACAGAATGTAGATTACTAATTGAAGCACAGAATTTTCCTAAAAAAGAAGAAGAAGAAATTAAGCTATCTCCTAAAGATAAGTTAATTCAATCTTATGCTGATATGAATAATATAACTTTTGATGAAGCTAAGAAGGTTATTGATGAAGGTAATTTTGGTAATAAATCATGACCATCTTATGTTGTGGTGATAGAGCTTGGAATAACGTAACAGTAATTGAAAATGTATTATTACAATATAAAGGTCAAGATATAACTTTAGTTCATGGTAATTGTAGAGGCGCTGATAAAATTTGCGCGTTTCAAGGATTAAAGTTAGGATTTAAGATTTTATCATTTCCTGCTAATTGGTTCTTACATGGTAAAGCAGCAGGACCAATTAGAAATAGACAAATGTTAGATGAGAATAAAATAGATTTAGTTCTAGCATTTCATAATTATATTAATAACTCATCTGGCACTAAAGATATGTTAAAGCAAGCTAAAAATAGAAATATACCCACGAAGTTGTTTACGGAGTAATTTACATGAATTTTGAAAAAAATCTATTTGACAATTTACTGAAAGAAGTTAGAGAAAACAAGATAAAAATGAGACCTGAAGAATTTAAGATTTGGTTAAAGTCAAAGATTCGATTATTTGAAGACTTAGTTAATATTTTCAAAACAATTGATAATATGTAAAATCAGTCCCCTGACCGCGCAATTGAAATGATAGGTAATTATTTATGTATTTATCATTATTGAATGGAAAGATTAATATTGAATTAGTTAAACAAATCCTTTTTGGAATTGATTGGGGATTTGGTATATATAGTATTTCAATTTTCTGCTTTAGAATTACTTATTATACATTTGACAGAGAAAACATCAGAGAAAACACCAAACGTATTAAACAATTAGCTAACGATTTAGATGACTATAACTAAAAAACATCTACATCCAAATAACTTAAACCATCTAATTAATAATTTTGATTTTATGTCTCTTGTAACGCAACTAAGTGAACATTGTCCAACATGTAATAAAGTAGCTAAGACTAAATCTATTCAGGAATTAAATCATCCTAAATTAGGTGTCAGTCAATTAATTACTTTAGAATGTAATCATTTAATACTAACTAAACCACGCGCGTTATCTAATTATGATAAGTTAATTTGGGATGTTACTAATCCTAATTGTTTTCATGATTGGAATAAGAATGAGTGTTTAATTTGTGGAGCACATAGATTATATCCATTTCAAGTAATAGGTGCGCGTCTTATTGAACAGAATAACGGACGCTTTCTTATTGCTGATGATTGTGGATTAGGCAAGACAATGCAAGCGTTAGCTTACTTAAAGTTTAATAAGTTAATCTCCGAGCCATTTATTTGGGTAACTAAAGCCGGTTCTAAATATCAACATGGTAAAGAAATTGTGCGCGTTATAGATCCAGATTCAATGCCACAACCGATAAATAGTAGTCGTGATATATTGTGGCCGAATATGAACTATATAACGTCATATGCAGGATTGAGAAATAAATCTCCTGAAGAATTTTTGGAAATGGGAGTTAAAACTCTTATTTTAGATGAATGTCAAGCAATTAAAAATCCTGATGCAATTCAAACTAAAGCAGTTCGTAGGTTAGCATCAGAAATTCCACAAGTAATTGCTTTAAGTGGAACTCCCTGGAAAAATCGTGGTAGTGAATATTTTAATATACTAAATATTTTGGACTCTAAGCTATTCCCTGAAAGACAACAATTTATTAATCGTTGGGTGGATACCTACTTAGGTTATGGCGGTAAAGTAGTTGAAGGTGGAATTCTTAATCCTGAAAAATTCCGCGAATTAACTAAGCATATTCAAATTAGACGTGAACGTATTGAAGTATTACCTGAGTTACCATTAATAAATCGAACACGTAATATATGTGAAGTTCCCGAACATGCGCGTAAAGCATATAATAAAGAAGAAGATGTAATTCGCGCGATTATGAAAGACGCTATATTAGAAGGAACCGAAGGTTCATTTGATGTTTCACGCCAATTAAATGATACCTTTAATGCAATGCGTCAGATAATTGGTATTAGTAAAGTTCCAACTACGGTAGAATTAGCACAAGAATTTTTAGAAGAAACTGATAGAAAATTAGTTATCTTCGTTCATCATAAAGAATGTGGTAGATTAATATTTAATCAGATGGAAAAATGGTGTAATGAAAATGCGTTTCCACCTGTATTAAAATTAACTGCTGAAATGAGTTCGTTAGAACGTGGTGAAACTCAAGATAAGTTTAATTCTACTAAATATCGATTACTTATTGCATCAACATTAGCAAGCGGTGAAGCATTAAATTTACAAACTTGTGCTGATTGTATTATGCATGAAAGACAATGGAATCCTGCTAATGAAGAACAAGCAGAAGGTAGATTTCCACGTATAGGACAAAAGGCTACTCAGATTAATGCTAGATATATGCATGCTGATAATACAATAGATATAGATTTAGATGGAATAGTTGAAAGTAAAAGACGCGCGTTTCACTCAAGTATGAATAAAGGTAAGATGCCAGTTTGGGAAGAAAAGAATATCATAATGGAACTCGCGCAAAGAATAATGAATAAAGGTAAAAGATAATCATGGGCGAATCTAAACGTCGTAAATTACTAGGTACTGATAAGGTTCCTAATGGAAAAAATAATAGAACACCAAAGATTAAGAAATATGATATGTCTATTATTCATAATTATAATCCATTTAAGATAAATTTTCTTTCACCAAAAGAAATTATAAGAAATATTAGAAATAAAGAACTTCGTAAAGTTTTATGACAAAATGCCCCCATTGTTTTAATAGTGATTTATCAATGCTAGAAAAGATATTTGAAAAGTTAGATGTTTGGGTTTGGTTGTGCGCGGTTTGTGGTAAGACATTTTTAGTTATTAAGGATAAAAAGAAATAATTTATGATTACAATATATAAGTATCCATTAAAATTAACTGAAGAACAAGAAGTTGAAATGTACGATTATGCAGAAGTTTTATCGGCTCATAAACAATATCAAAATATTTGTATTTGGGCTAAAGTTAATACTGATAACCAAAAATCTAAGAGAAAATTTTATATTCGTGGAACTGGACATGAATTAGATATTCCTAATAATGTTCAATTTGTTGGAACTGTGATTATGGATACGTTAGTTTTTCATGTTTGGGTTTCTTTTAAGTAATTAATATGTGTACCGAACATATCCATAAATGTCGTTATTGTAATAAAGAATATCCTTGTGTTATATCTAATGACATATGTCCTACTATGAACTTTGATGACGATAGAAATTTGTGTCGTTCATGTAGAGATGTATTAGAAGATTTGCTAAAGAATAGTTTAATTAATTTGAAGAATTGGAAACAGTTATTAGGTAGGTATGTAAAATGAGAATTCATACTAAAAATGAAGCTAAATGTTCAGTTTGTAAAGGTTTTTCAAAAGAAACTATTAATACTTACATATGGAAAGATGATAAAAATCATTTAGAAAGATTATGTTCTGCTTGTTTTGGATGGGCAGCAAGTATTTTAAATCCTTATGGATGTTTTTCATTTTAGGTTATCTAAATGAAAAACATCGTAATAGACAGCCAAATGTTAACTACATTAATGGCTTGTCCACAATTATTTGATTATACATTTAATAGAGATTTAGTATCTGTTACTGGTAAATCTCCAGCATTAGGTACAGGTAGTTTAGTTCATGTAATTGCTGAATGGTTTGCAAAAGCGCGAATTGAAGGTAAAAGTTATAACGACGCTGTATTAATTGGTTATGAAGCTGGTAAGGAATATGTAAAACCATTTTCACCAATTAATAAGTTTATTAAAGATGAATCTCATACTGGTATCGAAAACGTTCCATTAGAATCAGATAATGGTAAAATTGTATCAGTAAAAGATGTTTTCTCTACGATGGAGCAATACTTCGATTATTGGAAGAATGATTCTAATACAATACTTGAAGCTGAAGTAACTAAAAAGCGTTTGATTTATGAAGATAGTGAAATAAGAATTATGTGGGCGGCGAAATTAGATCGCGTAATTGATACTCCATTGGCTATTATGCCTATGGATATTAAAACTATGAAACAAAAGCGCGATACTATTTCAATGAATAATCAATTCATGGGTCAATGTCATGTAATTGGCTCACGAATGGTAATGATAGATAAGATTGGATTTCAGAAAACTCTTAAACCTAATGAGAAATTTCTTAGAGTTCCAATTACTTATTCATTATCACGATTAGAAGAATGGCGAACTGAAATCGTACCTTATTACGTTAATATGTTATTTGCTTATACTGAAGCAGGTAACTTTCCAATGAACTTTACTCATTGTGAAAATAAGTATGGGCTTTGTAGATTTAAAGAAGTAGACGAAACTGATAAATCTGTTAGGGAAGAAGTATTAAGAGTTTATTTTAAAGTTGGAAAAAAATGGGACATTTTGAATGGTGATGATTAATTATGACTAAATTTATTGCAATGATAAGTATACTTGGATTAATGACATTACAAACCTTAGGTAACTTTTATTATACCTATGGAATTTGGCCTAAAGATTGGGGAAACTTTTTTCTTTTCTTTGTTACTGGAATACTGCTTTTTCTTGTTTTTGAAAAAGTAAGAAAAGAAATTGATGATGACCAATAACTACGATGGATTACGTAAAATATTTAATCAAGAAATTGGTGATGAAAAGAATAATTTATCAGCTGAAACTGTATTAATGATGGATTACATTACCTCAAGTGAAGAAAACTTTAATGCATTTCATTTGATTTGCGCGTTCTTATTGAGTAATTATGCAAATGAATTCTTAACTTCAATGGGAATTCCGTCAATGAAATTAGATTTAAATGAAAGTAAGTTACCAAAGAATAAGATTAATTAGGTTATGAAGCACATCCATAAGTACGTTAGAGTTAAATTATCTTCAAATTCCACTAAGCAATTTTTTAAGTGCGCGCTACCTGGATGTGTGCATAAAGTAGAAAAGCCATTTGCCGTAGGTAGATTCTCTGTTTGTAATCGTTGTGGTGAAACATTTATATTAGATGCGCGCGCTCTTGATTTGTCTAAACCTCATTGTGATAGATGTACTAATAGTGCTAAGAAGGAATTGATTAATAATTTAGTGGAGAAGATGGGATTATAATGATTACTACGTATAGAATAGAATTATGGAATCCTACATTAAATAGATATGAAAGCTATTGGAGTCATCATAGCCTAGAAATTGCTGAAAGACAAATGAAAAAGTCTTATAATGCTAGACATACTAGAAGATTAATTAAGACTACTGAAGAAGTTTTATATAAAGAAAAAGGTAGAAAATTAGAATTTATAAAGAGAAAAACATGATTATCATTCCAATAGTATTTATGATTGTTTTTATATCAGTTATTTCAATTGGTTCTCATTGGGTAATGGCAGGTAAATCATGACAGTAAAAGAACTAATAGATAAATTAAATAAATATCCACCTGAAACTCCTATAAATGTCGAAATTGAAGGTGGATGGTATGATATATTACCATCTATATTTATAGATAAAGATGATAATGATGATTCTAATCAAGAATTTGTTGTATTAACAACTGATTATTCTGACGAGTAAATATGCCAACCTTAGAAGTTCTAAATTATGATGCTCTTTATACTTTAATGAAGGGCGACCCAGGTACATGGAAATCTTCTACAGCAGTAACTTATCCATTACCTCAATATTGGTTCTCATTCGATAGAAAAATGCGCGCTCTTGCATTACCGGCTAAAAAGCATGGAATTGATCTATCTAAAATTACTTATGATGATTATAATTCATGGACAATGCATCGCCCAAATAATCAACCATCAGCATTAGCAGTATTAGAAAAGATGGTTACATCATGTAATTATCGAACTGTTATATTTGATAGCGTTACTACTATTGCTGATGCGATGTTACGTCAAGTATTAGATTCTAAAGTAGGACAAAAACGTAAATCAGGTGAATCGGCAGGTAAAATTATTGGCGGAATTGATGTTAGTGAAGTAGAAGATTTTAATGCTGAAGGTGCTGGATTAAATGAATTGATGGCTTTAAGTAAAGATTTAAATCAATTGCGCGAAGTTAATGTAATTTTAATTGCTCACGTAGTTAGAGTTGAACAGAAAGATTTATCTGGAAATATTACTATTACTCGTACTCTTGTTACTGCTGGACGTAAACCTGCTGCTAAGATTCCTGCTGTATGTGATGAAACATATCAGTTTGGATTAAAGCCAGCATTAGTAATTGGTGCAGAAACTAATGTGCAGGTATCTACAGTTAATACATCAGAAGATTATGCGCGAACTGTATTACCGCTTGATAAGATAATGCCGCTTGGACCAGATATTAACTTCTATAAAACGTATATTCAACCAGCGATAGAAAAGATGAAGGTTAAGTAAAATGGGTAATGGTCATTTTAAACAACCAGTAAGAAATTTGCCAGCAGGATTTGAACAATTTCAATTACCTAAAAAGCAATCAATTCGTGAACAACTCTTACGTCAAATTGAAATTGGAGAACGCGCAAAGGAGGCATTAGAATTATTAGATACTAACCCAATCATTCAAAATTTCTTAAACAAAATCGAATAACCAATCAAACAAGGATAAATCAAAATGCACCTTACACTTACAAATCGTGATTTTCTCGTTGGTAAAGTAGTTGACCCTGCTTTCTATCTTGTCAATATTGATGATGTAGAAGAAGGTTTGTCTAAGGCAGGTGATAGTACTAATTGGGATTTAAAGGCTACTATCATTGCTAATAAGGATACTGGTGATGCAGCATTTGCAGGTGTACCAGTTCCAAGATGGAGTTTTAATTCCAAAGCACCGGGATTTATTATTCCATTGTATATCTCACTCGGACAGGAATTAAAGCCTGGTGATACTGTTGATCCTAAACAGCTTAAAGGTCAAAAGGCTGTTGTTTTTATTGGTAATGATGATTATGAGGATAGGAAAGTAAACTCGCTTGGTAAGGTTCCTAAGTATCGTCCGGTTAATGGTTAATTAGTAAATTCTATTAAGTGCTGAAGATGCCGAACAGTACTTAATTAGAAATGGATTCCTATGAATACGCTCGGAATAAATAGGAGTGAAATTGGTTGTTCTTGTTAGTCCTCGAACATTAAATGATAGTAAGAGGTACTATCAGCCAAATATAACTCGCCAAATCCATCGAGCACTTTTATCATTTGTTGGTAGAGGACGAATATGCGTTAGTGCAGTTTCAATACTAGTTAGGCTGCATTAATTCATGACTAAGCACTATCAACAATAGGGTGCGCGTTTTTGAGTTGTCTCATAGAGAACTAACAATATAAGGCGCGCACCCCCTCGTTTTGATTAATAAGGAATTTTATGTTTCATGTACCTAAATTTGGCAGAATTATAGAAGGAGAACTAGCTTCAGATGATTCTTATGGAAATAATGGAGCGTTTATACTTAATTCACCAATAACTGGATGGAAATTAGTGTGTATAGTTTCTGATGCAGGAAATTGGGAACATGTATCAGTTCATGCTAGAAGATTTGATATTGAAAGTAGAACTCCAACTTGGGATGAAATGAATAGATTAAAAAATGTATTTTGGGATGAGAAAGATGTAGTTATTCAATATCATCCTAAGAAATTAAATTATATTAATAGACATCCTAATGTTTTACATATGTGGAGACCAATTGGTATTGTAATTCCCGAACCACCTGTTATTTTTGTTTAATTAATTAAATGAAACCATTACATTCATACGTCCAAGCTAAAACATGGCAACGTAAAGTTATACTAATTGCTATGTATCATAGTTATCATAAGATAGATAAACCTTTATGGAAATTATCTGATACAAGTAAATACTTTAATGTTTCAATTGGATTAGTGAGTGAAAACTTAAATCTTTTTAAGAACTATGATAAGGTTAAGAATTGTTTAACTAGAAAAGATGCATTGGAGTTGATTAAGTAATGAGTTGGGATTATATTTTAATTGATGAAGATACAATATTATGTCAACAAATTGAAAATAGATTTGTTGAATATATATTATCAATAACACCTAATGAGATGAAACAAGAAGTTGAATCAAACTTGAGAATGAAAATTCAAGATATTCTTTTTGATGAATTTGAACAATTTGTTGGTCGTAGAGCTAAAAGATTAAAAACTAATGGAGTTGATTAAGTAATGAAAGAAGCAGAAGTAAAAGAACTTAATATTATGGATGAAATTACTAATCGTCTAACTGGAACAATTATTCATATTAATCCTAAAGGATTTGGATTTATTAATTCTAAGGAGAAACCATTTACTAGAATCTTCTTTCATTGGCAAGCACTAAATCATAAGATTGAATTTGAGAAATTAGTTATAGGAACTAAAGTTAGTTTTGAATTGAAAAAGAACGAAGATGGTGGTTGGCGTGGAATTAGGATTGAATTGGTGAATTAAATATGATAATGAAAGATACACATCCTTGGAGCAACTTTTTACATGCGCGAAAGTTAGCTATTGAATGGTTAATTAAGAACGGAAATTCTTTTGAACAAATTGCAAATAGTTTATCAATGGATGTAATTCAGGTTCAACTAATTCATATGACAGATGTTGAAATATGACCCAAAAACCACAAGTAATTGAACATTGGATTACTACCATTAATGATGAAGGTATTAATCTAACTAAATGGGAATTTGATTTTGTAGAATCTATTTCTGACCAGTTTGAAGCTAAGTATTGGATTAGTGATAAACAAGAAGAAATCTTAGAAAGAATTTATGCAGAGAAAACACCAACCTAACTTATGAATAAAGCTATAACGTCTGAAAATGTAGAACAAAGACTTTTATCTAAACGAAAAATAGATAAAAGTACTGGTTGTTGGTTATATACTGGAGCCTTATCAAGAGGTTATGGAGCAATACAGTTTAATTATAAATCAGAAAAAGTTCACAGACTTTCTGCAATGTTATATTTGAAGTACGACCTAAATCATCCTTATCTTATTGTTTTACATAAAAATATTTGTCCAAATAAACATTGTTTCAATCCGGAGCACATTTATATTGGTTCCCACGGAGAAAATGTAAGTGATTCAATTATTGCTGGAACACATAGATCGTTAGTAGAACAAAATAAAATAATGTGTTCGAAAGGCCATTTATATACTCAAGAAAATACTCATATAAGCAAAAAAGGAAAAAGGGTATGTAAAAAATGTGGCGGGTGGGCATAAATGCAAGTATATGTACCTGGCATTGGACCTAGAAATCCTAGAATTTGTTTTGTAGGAGAAAGTCCAAGCTACGACGAAGAAGTTACTGGTAAACCATTTACTGGTCCAAGTGGTAAGTTCTTTAATATGCTCTTATCTGCTGTAGGTATTAATCGTGATGAATGTTGGGTTACTAATGCATGTAAATTCATGGTTCCATCTAATCCTAAAAAAGGTAAGAAAGTTTCATTTAAAGTTCGTGCTAATTCAGTAGGAATAGATTTAGATCAACAGTTCAATGAATTACATACAGAAATTTCTCAACTTAAACCTAACGTAATTGTTCCTTTAGGTGGAACTGCTTTATATGCATTAACTGGAAAGAGCGGTAAAAAAGATAAAGAAGGTAATTATGTAGCTGGTGGTATTCAAGCATGGCGCGGTAGTATTATAAATGGAATGGGATTTAAGTGCGTACCTACTTATCATCCAGCACATATATTACATCAAGATGGTGATGTTAAAGGTTATTGGAATAAAGAAGTAATGCTATTTGATTTAAGACGTGCTAAGATTCAATCTGATTTCCCTGAAATACGTACACCAAAACGTAATATAATTATTATCAAATCTTCGTGGCAGTTAGAACAGTTATTAAATAAATATTCGTCATCCATTCATCCATCTATTGACATTGAAGCTCATAAATGTATTCCAATAATGATGGGTACTGCTTTTAATAAAGATGAAGCATTTGTATTACCTATGTGGGAAAACTATTCATCAATGCCAAAGAATGAGATAGTTAGATGTTGGTTATTGTATTCCAACTTCTTATCTCAACATGATGTAATAGGACAAAACTTTGGTTATGATAGAGATAAAATAAAACGATTTGGATTTACAGTGCGCGGTTTGCAAGATGATACAATGTATAAATCATTTGCAATAAATCCCGAACTACCTAAAGGACTTGCTTTTAATACTTCAATATTTACTGAAGAACCTTATTATAAAGATGAAGGAATGTATGAAGGTTCTTTAGATGATTTAATGATAGGTTGTGGTAAGGATTGTTGTGTAACAAAAGAAATTAATGATGCAATGCAGTCTGATATAGATGAGTTACACTTAAATGATTATTATCGTAATTTCCTTCTTCCATTACATTCACTTTATGCTTTTAATGAAACTGATACCGCAATAGAACAAGTTGGATTTCGTTGTAATGAAGATGTACGTCGCGAACTCATTACTAAATATATTGAACGCGATGAACAGCAACGTCATGAGTTATTTCATATTACTAAGGAATATATCAATACTGGTTCATGGCAACAGGTAGGTAAGTTACTTTATGAAACTTGGAAATTACCACTTCGTCAAGGAACTGGTGAAGAAGTATTGATTAGCTTACTTAATAATGTAGTTAAGAATCCAGTTCATGCTCGTGGAATAGAACTAATATTAGAAAATCGTAGAGTTAAGAAAACACTTGATTCTTATTTATATGCATTACCAGATTTTGATGGGCGAATGAGAACAAGTTTCTTTTTATGTTTAGAAACCGGCCGTTCTTCTACTACTCAACAAGACCCACCAATAAGACCTAATGTTGAATATAAGAAAGTTAATGAGTCTGGTGTTAAAGTTAAACGTAAGCAATCGCGCGGTATGGCATTTCAGACTATTACTAAACATGGTGATATTGGTCAAGATATAAGAAGGTTTTTAGTTCCTGATGAAGGTTGCATATTTGTTCAAGGCGATTTATCTCAAGCTGAAGCACGAGTTATATTTAAATTAGCTGGTGATTATGATGCCTTAGAGCTAATTGATAAAGTTGATTATCATGCATTAACCGCATCATGGTTTTTTGGTGGTGAATGGCAAGAACATTCAAAGAAGTTTAACAATGGTAAAGAAACGCCAATTAGGTTCTGTGGTAAAACTTTGCGACATGCATGCCATCTTGGAGCGTCAAAAAAACGCGCTTCCATTGAAGTTAATACTCAGGCTCGCAAGAATAAAATTGATTTCAGAATCTCTGAACTCGTGGCAGACCGCGCAATTAAAATCTTTCATAGGAAGCAACCGAAGATAAAAGAAGTATTCCATCTAGGTATTCAACAAGCATTACAAAAAGACGGGAGATTAATTGCTCCAATACCTTATGGAATAGATGCTGAAGTTGGTGGAATTAGAACTTTCTTTGAACGATGGGGAGATGAATTATTTAGACAAGCATATAGTTATATTCCTCAGCGTACTGTAAGTGAGCATTTAAAAGCTGCTGCAATGAGAATTAGAAGTCGCGCGCCTTGGATATTAATATTAGTTGAAGCTCATGATGCGCTATTGACAATGGTAAGAATTGAGAGGAAGTTAGAAGCTGGATTAATAATTAAAGAAGAACTTGAAAAACCAATTAATTTTGATAAGTGTACATTAGGTGAAGGTAACTTAATTATACCAGTTGAACTAGAATATGGACACAATTATCAAGAGCTTTCAAGATTTGAAATTAAATAGTAAGTTATGTTATCGTTTAATTTCAAAAACCAAAATTGATATAGAAACTGAATGTTGGTTATGGATTGGAGGTATAAGTGGTAAAAGCCAAACTAGTAATGGTGGTTATGGAATGGTATGGTATAATGGAGGAATGAGATATATCCATAGGTTATCAGCACATTTATTTTTAGACTATAATTTTCTTAGTACATTACAAGTGAATCATAAATGTAATAATAAGAACTGTTGGAATCCAGGACATTTATATATTGGAACGCAAGCTGAAAATATAAATGATACAATAATAAATAAAAGATTAGAACCAGGAATTCATAATACAATTAAAACACATTGTCCCCAAGGTCATGAGTACAACGAAGAAAATACTTATACTCATCCAATAAAAGGCAGACAATGTAGAACCTGTAAAAATGAATCTCAACAGGAACGAAGAAAAGAAGAAACTGAAATGATTAAAAAATTTGGCGGAATTGGGGAAGTTTAATTATGAATAAAAAGATAACTAATATTGAACCACCAGAAGGTTATACAGAAAAGCTAATAGATTGTGCTGGAAATAAATACTTCATGTTGAATTCAGATGAGGTCCGATCATTAGTACGAGAATTCTCTCACTCATTTATAAATGTTAATGAAAATCCATTAGCATCAGAAGTAATGATGAGAATGATTAAGTTTGTTGAAGAAAAATGAGCTTCATCGACTCCATCGTAGATCAACATAAAGAGTACGAATCACCAATTAGTTTTTGGTATTGGAGTGCATTAGCATCTGTATCTGCTGTTTTAAAAGACAACGTATTTATTGACCGTTATATATACAAGTTATATCCTAATATCTATGTTATGTTACATGCTGATTCTGGTATTAAAAAAGGCCCACCTATTTCAATGGCGCGAAAGTTAACTAAAAATCTAGCGCATTGTTATGTAGGTAGGTCATCTATTCAAGGTATATTAAAAGATATGGGTTCTACTCAAACTATGCCTGGAGGTAAATTTCTAGATAAAACTAAAGCATTCATTTGCTCATCTGAACTTACTTCTTCAATCGTTGATGATAAAGTAGCATTAACTATTCTTACTGATTTGTATGATAGAAACTATAATGAAGGTGATTGGAAATCGTTATTAAAAATGGAATTCTTTTCACTTGTATCACCTACTATTACTATGTTAACTGGTACTAATGAAGCTCAAGGTGAAGAATTTTTCTTACGTAAAGATATACATGGTGGTTATTTTGCGCGAACGTTTATTATACATGAAACGCATCGAAATAAGATTAACTCTCTCATGTATAAGCCAGATAAGTTACCTGATTATAATGAATTTAGAGAGTATTTAACTGTTCTTTCAAAATTACATGGTGAAGTAATTATTGAAGATGATGCTAAAGATTATTATGATAAGTGGTATCATGAATTTTCTGAAGCCGTAGATGCACATCAAATTAAAGATCCAACGGGAACATTAAATAGATTTGGTGATTCGGTTCTTAAGGTAGCTCTTGTTACTGCATTAGCTACTCGTCCTGAATTAGTTATAAAAGAAATCGACATCATTAATGCAATTGAAAATTGTGAAAAGTTAATTGGAAATGTGAGACGTACTACAATGGGACGTGGTAAAAATGCAATGGCTAATGAAATGGCATTAGTCATGATTGAGTTATGTGAACGTACAGATCATAAAATATCACGTAAGCAGCTTAATAAGAAATATTGGGCTAATGCGTCTAGTGAAGAATGGGATAAGATAACTGATTCATTAGAAGCGTCAGGTGCAATAACTAAGATAATGATTGGTAATGAACTTACTTATGTAATGAGTGATGAAAAGGTTGAGGAAGTTAGAAAGCATTTGAAGGGGAAGTAAAATTATGATTGGTCAAGTCATTCGTATTGCTGAAGGTAAACATTTTGGATTTATCAATTATAACAATAAGGATTATTTCTTTCATGTTGATGATTATTTAGGTAACTGGACTGAATTAAAACGCGATATGAAATTACTTAAAACTATTAGAGTTAATTTTGAAGAAGGCAATTCTGCTAAAGGCCCAAGAGCGCGCAATGTTAGTTTGGTTGAGGAATAAATATGATAAAATCAATCAGAATAGAAACTATTGGTAGATATTATTGTGCTAGTTGTTTTGAATTATCTTTACCAGTAGTTCAAATTAGTAATGCTAACATTTGTATTAGTTGTCTTAAGCAATTAATCGTTTGGATTGAAGATCATAAGACGGAGATAATTTCATTATGAACTTAGGTAAATATAAATTAGTAGAATATTTGGGTGATGCAGTTTATATTGGACTAGATGATATTGATAGATTATGGATTTTTACCCATAATGGAGTTAGTGCTACTAATGAAATTTGTTTAGAATCTGAAGTTGTAGATAATTTTATTATAGCAATGGGAAAATTTGGGTATAAATAATTTCAATTTAAGCGCCCCAGTATTCCAATAGGCAGAGAAAAATGACTTAAAATCATTAAAGTGTCAGTTCGAATCTGACCTGGGGCACCATTTAAATTTAAGGATAAAATTCAATGAAAACAAATTCAACTGATGTAATTAAGATTATTGTGGATTGATTTATATGAACTGGATTAATTCGATGAATCATCTTGTTCCTAAAGAGGAACAAATAATAGTTTATTATACTGATTCATATTCTATAATCGAAAAGAAATTTAGTGTGATAGAGTATGCTCAGCCTTTTATAGATAATCTATTAAAAAATCCTGATTTTCATTTAGTTCAAATTGTAAAAAGAACTGAAACTAAAATAAAAGTGGATTGATTATTAATGGGCCAATAGCTCAAATGGTCAGAGCAAATGACTCATAATCATTAGGTTATAGGTTCAAATCCTATTTGGCCCATATCAAATTTTATGGCTAATTCTAATCCGATATTAAAACGTAGACAAGAACGTAACTATTATTATTCACAACGTAGAAAAGGATTATGTACCCAATGTCTTAATCCTTCACCTAAATTTGTATTATGTTTTAAGCATAGAATGAAGGTTTCAATTAGGAGAAAATATGTCCGTAATTCAAGAATTTCTCAAAACGCTTGAAGATATGAAATTAATTCATGAGAAGAAAAATGCTGATTATGCATCTAATGATAATCCATTTGAGAATTTTGAACGTAGTGGAAATTTAGCTGAATGGTTTAATGATCCGATTGATAAGAGTTTTGTAATTCTAATTGGAACTAAACTCGCGCGATTAGCTACATTACTTAATAAAGATGAAGTACCGAATAATGAATCAATAGATGATAGCTTTTTAGATTTAGCTACATATGTAGTTTTATGGAAAAGTTATAGACAGAGAAATAAAACTAATCCAATTATAACACCTAGTAATATATTTAGTAATAGTGATAGAAATCAATCAATATGTAATCATTTATTTGTAAAATCTTATACATGGTCTATAACAAATAAACAATATATTTGTGATAGATGTGGAATTACTATTATCTAATCGGCCTAATTTGACCACTTGGTTGTTGTGCTTGTGTTGGTAATAATTCTCTTTGCGCACCAGTACCTACACCACCAGGAATAGGTAACATACGTAATGATTCTCTACCTAACTGAGTAGGATTAGCAACATTACCAGCAATATCACCTATACCACCAACGACTGGACCAGCAACAAATTCTGTCCATGCATTTTTATCTAATGCCAAATAAAGCATATCAGATGCTAATCCAAATGCCCAACTTTGAAGTGCGCGATCTATAGAACGATTTAACAACTCATTATCACTACCAGTAAATCTACCTACATAATCAGCGCGATGCTCATATTCCTGTTCAATAGCTTCACCAATATCTCTATTACCAATAACACCTCTAGTAGTTCCGATAATAGAAGATTTAATTCCACCAGTTATACCACCAGCAATTTGACTAAATCCAATAAGTAACGCAGTAGTTTTAACAGGATTCTTTTTCATCGAATCTTTAATCATCTTGCTCTGAATTGCAGCTTGTTTTTTAAAGATTAAACTCATTTGTCCTAATGCAGTACCAAATCCTGAAACTGGTTCACTAGCAAAAAGTGGAATATTTAATGGTGCAGTTAATCCTTGACTAATTTCTGCATTTCTGCCAGCAGCCATACGAATTTGATCAGATGTTAATTCCCTTTGTTTAATAACAGTATTAACATCTTCAAGTATTAAGTTAAATAGTTCTTTCTTTGCTTGCCAATTGTTAGGGTTCTTCTTAAGTTCTCTAAAATAACTTTTAGCTAAACCTTCACCTATTCCTGCTGCTTGACCACGTACAATATTTTCTGCTAGTTGACCACCATAAACTTTCATTGGATTAAGTTTGCGCGTTTGTTCAAACACACCATGACTTATATCAATTAATGCAGCAGATTGATCAGTTATAGCTCTATTCTTTCCAATAAAATTTCCTAATGATTTAATATATTGTCTAGCATTACCTCTTAACATATTAGGAAGCTGATTACCAATAATAGAACTAATACCATAATTCTGTAATCTTAACCATGATACTGCTGTACGCGCAACACGAACTGATTGATCTAATGATTTGGCTATTTTTTCATCTCTACCAATAACACGTTTCATTATACTATGAGATAATTCAGGATTAGACGTTTGCTCAATTAAATCAGCAATACCAAATTCACCTTTACCAGCTAAATCTAACCTACCAAATTCTTTAGTACGTGCTACAGATTTAGCCATTGATTCAAGATGAACTAATCCTGACTTAGCATCAGTCTCATATTCAAATAACTTACCAAGACGTGAATGTTGTTGTGGAAGAATTAGCTCACCATATTTACGAGCATTAGTAATTATACGTTCTGCTTCTTTACGCGTTAAACCTTCCTTTACCATCTGATCTATTTTAGTAGGTAATTGTTCTAATGTTTCTTGCTTTAATCTACGGGGCCAATAACCTTGTTCAATTTTCTTAAATGGAATTTTCTTACCGGATGCAGTTTCAATCATCATTCCAGATTGTTCTGCTGCGTTACCTGCTAATTGTTCTGCGCGTTTCCATTCAGCAATAGCACTAGCAACACGATCATTTGGAATTGGTAATTCACCTTCTACATATCTACCAAAATTAGCACGTTCTGGAGTAGTAATTCTAAGAATTGCATTACGATAAGGTTCAGCCCAATCTTTTAAATTAAATCTTTCTTGTTGAGTAAAGCGCGCACCTTTTCTAAATAGTTCAATTCCTGCATCACCCATTGCTTTTAATCTAGTTCCAGCAAATGATAATGGGCCTAACTTATCATTTTCTCTTGCATAATCATAAATTACTTTTTGAACTTCAGGATTTACTTTTAATCCCTCATTTATAACTTTAGGTGATAATCCAGTTTTGTCGACTATTTTCGAAGCATCTTGTTTTATTACGTTACCTAATGATTCTAATTTAGTTTCACCCGGAAATTGAGTTGAAAATGGCCTAGTTGGTTTTTCTAAAATTGCACCACCTTCTGGTTGTGCTAATTTAATATCAAATTCTTTTGGCTTTGGTAAAGTAATATTAGACTTATCAGGAGAAAATAAATCTTTTTTATATCTATTAGGTACTAACGCTTCAAAAGCTGGGTCTAATAATGCTGGATCTTTAGGAGCAAATATAGTTCTTTCAGCAGCTAATTCTGGTCCAATATCAACCAGTTGTCCTTTTTCTTCTGGTAATAAAGTTCCAGGTTTTCTAACTTTAGCTTGGTCAGTTAAATCAATTAAATGCTGATTTGTAACATCTGCAATACCAGCTTTTCCAGATATAAATCTAGCAGGTTGAGACGTTTCTCCTATTGCTGGTAATAATGCACGCGGTTGAGATGGCGCATTTAACATTCTAGTACCAGTAGGAATTGGAGTTTCAGCAGGTAAAACTTCTGGTATATTTAAAGTACCTTTTGATTTTAATGGAGTTCTACCTTTTAATAATTTGGGTCCAGCCAACATTGCAGCAGGTAAAGCAACATCACCTAATAATGCAGGGATATTACCAGCTTGCCAATCTTCAGATATTTGATCAGGATTAGCACCGATTAATGTACTACCTGCGCGAACTAATCTAGTAGGTAATGATTTATTAGTATCAGTTAATTCGTTATATGGTTGCTCAATCATTTCTCGGCCCATTTGAACTTGCGCGTTTGGACCAATTAATCCAGCAGCTAAAGTTCTACCAGCAAATTCACCTAATCCTTTAACTTGAGGTATAAATCTAGATAAAAATCCTTGACTAGCTTGAGGTAATTCAGGTTTAGTTTCAATCGCAGGAATATCTAAATCTTCTAATGAAGCATACATTTCATCCAAATCAGTGTCAGTTGGTGGAGTTGGTTTATCCCATTTAAAGGTAACAACAGCACCAGTTTTAGGATGTTTTAATTTAACATCTTGAGCCATTATTTACCTCCTTTATAATTAGGATTTAGAACCATTACTCCATTTGCATCAGGTATGTATTTTTTATCGGTATTAACATTAGTTGTTCCACCAGTTCTAGATGTAGTTCCATAAATAAAGTTATTAATTTTATCATAATCTGATTTAGTTGGTCCTGTTGCTGGTCCAACTCCCATAAAATTACCAGGTGGCGTAATAGAAAAATTATTACTAGTTTGAAGTTTTATATACTTCTTCCATTCGGGATGTGTATTAGCTGCTTCTTGAGCTTTATTAAACAAACGAACTTTTCTTGCTTGTTCTGTTTCACCTGCTGTTGTAGATGCTCTAGGTGGTCTAGGAGTAGCTATATTTTTTCTAGTTTCTTCTCCACGAGCACCAATTAGATCACGTTCAACTTCACCACGTTGTTCTATTAACCCAGATTGAACATTACCAGATGCTTGAATCTTTTGTAAATCAGCATCAAGTCCATAAGTGATTTTTTCCATATCACTAAGTTCATTGGACATAACTTTAGTTTCAACAGTTTTAGATGGATCTTGTGGATTAATACCAACAATCATTCCATCTAAACGGGTCTTTAAAATATAGTCTTTATTTTCAGCTTTAAATCGCGCAAGAGCTAACTTTCTATTATTTAAATCTAACGTAGCTTTATCTTTTTCTTCTAATCTTGTTAAATCTCTATCTTTTTGCTGTTGTAAAACTAGATTTCTTCTTTCTGTTTCATCTAATCTTCTATCAGCCATCGCTTGACTAGATAAAGCAGTATTAGATTGACGTTCTAAATTAGCTGCATTTTGTAAGAATGGTGCGCGCTGTCTCCAATCAGAAAGTTTTTGATTATAATTAAAGTTCAAATAATCATCAACTGTCTGCATTGGATTATTACTACCTAATGCAGCTACAAACGCGCCAACTCTACGTAATTTACCAGGTTGTTCTCTTTGTGGAAATTCACCTATAAATCTATTAAATTCATCATTAGCTGGAGTAGAAAAAGTTGGCATGTCAGACATACTTCTATCTAACATAGGTTGATTATTAGATTGACCAACTGGAAATATATCATTCTCTACTTCATCTACACCTTCACGCGCAGGATTCCAATATGGACCACCAGGATTATTTTCAGGGTCAAATATTCTCTTGAGCCTTAATAATTGTTGTATGTCAGGAAAGTTAATTGGCATTGTTATAACCCAACAGTCTTTCTATCCTGCGGTGTAAATATTTGTGGTCCAGTACCAGGATTATTTATATTACTAATTAAGTCAGGACGTTGTAATAACTTAGCAACTTTCTGGAACCAGTTAAAGTTATTAGTATAATCCTTTTTACCCATCCGCATACCTTCTATTCTTAATGCTTCACCTTCTGGACCCATAGATCCTAATTGGTTATATAAAGCATCAATATTGGGTAATCCTAATTGTTTAGCAAATTTCTCTCTACCTATTCTTGTATCATTTCTATTTCTTGCATAGGCATCAGCAGCTATAATTATTGCAGCAGCTACACCTCCCATTATTCCGCCCATTGCTAATGATGCACCTGCACTTGTACCTAAACCTGCCATCATACCTGCACTAGTTCCTGTACCTGCTGCTGTACCTACACCAGTACCAATACTAGTACCTGCACCTGTAGCTGCTATATCTGCAATTGGAACACCAGCACTAAATCCTGCACCTATAGATGTTGCACCTGCACCAGTTCCACTAATACCACCTAATGTTGTAGCACCCGGAACTAATGAACCTGCTGCACCAGTACCAGAAACTAAACCTGCACTTGCACCTGCTCCTGCACCAGCAGCACCACCAAATTTACCAAATGCATTAGCAGCTTGCGCGCCTTGAGATGCATAACCAATACCACGTCCTACATTATTCATAACTTGCTCACCAGTACTAGGCATGTTATAAATACCACGTCGTATTGCTTCTGCTTGTAATATTTGATCTCCTAATGTTCTAGTTAATCCTGGTGAAGTTCCATATAAACTAGTCATACCAGATAAAGCATTTAAATCTTGGTTTGACATAGATTCACCAACACCAGTCATACCAGATAAGCCAGCAAGTTTATTTCTTGAAATTAATTCTGCTATTGCTGCTTCAACATTAGTATTAGCATCAGCTACATTAGCACCTTGCTCGCGTGCCATTTTGGTCATAGCAGCTGTATAATTAGGACTATAACCACCTTGTAATGTTCTTTGTCTATCTACATTACGTTGCGCGTTAGCATAGACCGCGCGAATTGGACTAATAGCGCGCGCTCTAATATTTTCTACATTTATACCACCATCGGCAGCAAATTTACCATAACCTTCGCCGGCAGAAGTTAAGTAATTACTACCAGACCTATCACCACCAAAATAGTTTTTATACGAATTCATTATATCATCATAAGATGATAGATTTCGTGTTAGACTATCTTGATAATTAGATGTATCAAGTCCAAGTCTTTTATCTAAAGTAGCTTGGTCTTGAGTGGCGCGCTGTCTATCACCTTTTGCCATAATTCAAATCTCCAAAATTAATGGAGTTCCTTTACAAATCTTAAATCCTTCACTCATAAGATGATTGCGCCATTGATCATCTTGAATAAAGACATGAATTGAATCATGACCTGTTCGGCGCGCTATATAACCAAAAATGTTTAGAGCTTGCTTAAGAGCTTTTACGCGAGTAAATTCATTAACACTTAAATCGGTAACTAATATTGCTTCTGCTAGAGTTTTTATACCACCTATTGCAATTATCTTATCATGTTTTTCTACTACAAATGCACGTTCGATTAGATCAGTAAAATTTTCAATAGGGAATTCATTTTCAAAAAATTCTTTATGAATTCGTTTCAATTCATCTAAATCACGTTCTTCAAATTCTCGAATTATCATTTTACGCCATTATGTTCAAAACTATAATGATTACCATCACCAAATCTACCACCCCATCTACAAATAGGTGATAACGATTCCCAATATAATCCTAATGGTTCATGTGATTTAGTAGATGATAAATAAACGCCGTCTTTAAACAAATTAAAATCAACAGCTAATCTTATTGTATGAACTGAATTCTTTTTACCTAACCTAGTTGCTTCTTCGATTGATCTATGAGCATCACCAAATGTTAATTCATATCCCAATTCTTCTGCTTTAACAATTAACAAGCAGATAAGTTTAACGAATTGAGATTGCTTTTGTCTTAGAGTCATTTTAATTATATTCTTCAACAATAATTAATCCAATAGTTCCTGCGCCGCCTGCTTGATCTGTTGCACTATTTACTCTTTGTCCACCACCACCTCCTGCACCATAACCTTCTGCTGCTACACCATCAGCATTAAAACCATCACCACCACCATTACCTAATAATCCAGATGCACCACAACTACCAATCCATTGTGTAGAACTTAATCTCCAACCTCTTGTTGCACCTTCAGTAAATAAATTTAAATCACCACCAGTTGCTTGTACACGTGCTGGTTTACCTGTAGCGTTCATAGTAGTACCAGCAGCCATACTTCCACCACCGGGACCGCCAGGGGCAGTTACAACAGAACCAGCTTCATCAAATAAAGTATTACCACCAGTTGTACCACTATTATTTCCTGCTAATCCGCCTGCGCCACCTGCACCAATTGTATATGTAAATGTTGCGCCTGGAGTTGTAACATATATTTTTTCCGCATATCCACCACTATAACCACCACCACCTACACCTACATTTCCTACTGCGCTATCAGCACCACCGCCACCGCCACCACCGCCAACTAATCTAACTTTTAATCTAAAAATACCATTAGGTACCGTATATGTAGCAGCAGTTCCAGATGTTAATAATGAAATAGAAACAGGTCCGGATTTTCCCGGAATAGTTTTTACCATTATGCAATCTCCACACCAACAGCATTAAAGCTAACTGTTGCTAATGTAGCATAAACACTTATAACGTCCGTTGTTTCTAATCCAATACCTAATGTAAATGTAATAACTTCATTAGCCCCAATTGCAACATCATAAGCAATATAATGTTCATTAGAAGCTGCTGCACCCGCAGGTCTTAATGCAATACGAAATGTAGTAGGTGTAGCACTTCTATTAGCAACTACAATACTACTAACAATTGCTTGAGTAGCAGCAGGAACAGTATATAAAGTAGTTAATGTTGCTGCTAATGGATTCGATTGTCCAAGAACTTGATATGAATTAGCCATTTACATTCCACCTAATAACATTCCACCTAAAAATAAATCACCTGCACCAGCACCAGAATTTATTTGTACCCACGCGCTACCATTCCAAGCATAAGTATCTGGTACGTTATCAGTTTCATACCAAAGATATAAAACTTGACTACTTACTGCTGGATTTGGAGTATACGCAGCACGAGCAGCAGCAGTTCCATATTGAATTACTTGATTAATCGCAGTATCACTCATAACTAAACACTATATGGAATATAAATGAAATTACCGAATCCATCTGATAATGGCGTAGGTGGTTCAACTCCATCGCTCATAACTACGTAATCAACTGAAGCAATCGATTCATCATTATTTTTATTACCACCACCCATTAACATCATTATTTGTGGAAATGGATCACTACTAGCCGACGAAGATGATGAGTTATTTCTATTAACTCCACCCATCAATAACATAGCAGCTGGAAATAAGTCACTTAATGTAATATTACTTCCACTGCCACCACCAGAACCAGATAAACTTATTGCCCTACTAGCTTTTAACTCAGTTGCTTCTAAACTATTAATTAATCCTAATACAGTTTGATACAGAGCATTATTTTCCTTCTGCATCTTACTATTAGCAAGCGATGATTTAAGGCGCGCAATTTGATTAGCCATTACGTTGTTTCAGGATATTGAGTCCAAACTGGTTTAATCCAAACTGTGAAATTATTTATCTTAAACCATTCATCTATTGCTGTTGTTTCTAATCTTAATACCATTCGTTGTGCAATAAAATTAGCTAACTTAGTTGGCTCACGTCTATTAGTTGAAGCTAAAACTAATGGTGTAAGAACACTAGTTTCTATATTATCTAAACCTTTAAATGTAACGCGCAAGTTTCCACTACCAACTACTCTTATTGTGTAACCTGCATAATGATTAAGCTCGTTAGCCATAACTAAATCTTTGGTAATTGCGCGAACTCAGCAAATGGATTAGGTATCATAACATTTGATGACGCGCCATTTTCATCAACTATTTCATCATGACGCGCAACTGGTACACTAGTTCCTGTTAAAATATATAAACCAGAACCAGGATTTCTTGTATCTTCTGCTAATGGAGTTACAAGTAATGGTCCTGACTTTTCTGCTCCAAATCCACTAGTAGGGGTTGCTGAAGCTGCACCAAGATATTTACCTATTAAGTAATTAGTATGTATTACTTCATCTAATTGCACGCCATCGCTTAGCCTAATTAGTCGATAATAACTCAAACCATAATCAGCTTCAGGCTTAAGTAAAATCCAAAATGTGGTTGAACTAAATGAGAATCCAATTCGTGGAACATTAAGTTCACTTCTCCATAAAGTTCCAAAATCATATTCATTAAGTAATGTTCCAGCAGTATTATATCTTCTAACTAAAACTTGTCTTGGAGTTCCAGCAGCACCTAATAAACAAATAAGAATTGTATCATCTTCGAGAACTAATAAATCATAACTATCAAAATTAGCATCAGTAGCAACTAAATCTGATAATGCTACATTAGTTAATAAATCCCATCGCTTAATTGCACTTGCGCCGCCTTGAGTATAGTACATTATTGATTCGGTATCATCAACAGCTAATCTATTTATAACCGTAACGCCTGTTAATGTCCAATCAGTTAAACTTACTCCAGCATCAGTACGACTATTAAGTTTATATGGATTACCACCAACTTTATGAGCTATGTATAGACGTTGAAGAACAGCACTTATACCTAAAATTAGTAATGTAGTACTAGTTTCATAATCACGAATATCAGCTATTTCATTATAGAATAAATCATAGTATTTTAGAAATAAATATTGTTCATCACCATAAACGAAATTGCCATTATTAAAAATTATTCCATATTCACCATGAGGTAATCCATCAGTACCTCTAGTTCCATCACCAACAATATTTCCAAGCTGGACAAACTTGGTTGTAGTATTATCAACTGTTGGTGATAATACTGTTAATGGAAATTCAAAATCATTATCTAATTCATTATTAACTAAAAATGAACCTGCTGCTGATGATGCTGCTGTTAATTCTTCTAAACTAACATCAAGATTAGCAGGATTTGGATCACCACTATTAGCATAAAATAAGAAATAATATGTTTCACCACCAACAACTGGAAATGAATAAGGGCGGTTTATATCTGCTGCAACACCAGTTAAATCTAAATATAAAGTTACAGCATCATCTAAATAGACATCTGTATTAGCATTAAAATCAGTTCCAAATCCAAGCAAACTTAAATTAGCATTAGCTGGTGGAGTATACTTATACCAAACCGGATATGTAACTCCAGTATCATGTATTTGCTGGGAATTAGCATAAGGCAGAGATGATATTACTATTGCTGTCGCTGCCGATATATTAGTTGGAGCAGGCATTAGGGCTGTTCCTCTAAACTTCCAATAGCAAGTGTATTAGTATTAATCAATGCAATAGTAGTAATAAATAAATCAGATGTCCATGGCGCCCATTTAATATCTTTCGGATTCATTCCATCGCCATAATCAGCATATAATAATGTTCCATCAGGAAGTGTCATATACAATCTTTGACTTATTGAATCATTAAGAACTTGTATATCCTGAAATAAATCTCTATCAAGGTCTAACCAAAGTGATTGAATCTTCCAACTAAGTTCAGGACGTATATAACCACCATTAAATAATATAACTCCTGAATAATCAGCCATGATAAGATAGTCTACGTTAGAACCACCAGAATCAAGTACTAATGCTAATCCATGAATCGGACAACCTATACCATTATCTATATAAACTGGTTCCCAAGAAGAAGGAACATCATCATTATCAGTATAAGATATGGTTCGTGTATTCTTAAAGAAGTATAAATTATCTCGATATTCTTGCGCGTTCGTTAATGGATTACCATCAATTGGTGCAATAATTAATCCACTTACTGCATTAAACGCTTCTGGTTCACCCGGTTCTGAAACGCGCGCAAGTGAAATATTACCACTAGTATCTAATAATGGATCGCTATTAGCCTGACCAAATTCAGTCATTGAGATTAGACGACCATGATATAAACTTAAATTAACTCCTGCTGGTATTTCTTCTAATAAATCTGAAAGATAACTAGCATCTTCTAATAAATCAGCGTCATAGAAATCAATATCAGCTAAAGTTGTAGTTGTATTATCATTTAATATAGCATTTGGTACAAAGAAAAATTGATAATTTTCTAAGTCACCAGTAAATGTTAATGGGTCAATAGTCTTAGTTGTAACAATATGGCGCTTGGTAACAAATGTTTGAGGACTAATTGGTATATTAGTTAAAGTACATTTATGTGCGCCGGTTGCTAAAAATGCTACATTACCTCCAAGTTTAGTTAAAAATCCTGTATCAGTTTCAAATACTACTGCAAATATATGATAACCTGCTTGTAATTTTGTGTTAATTGGGTCACCATTTGCTCCTGTCATTGCACCTGTAGGAGCTAATCCAGCAGCTTTTCTAGCAGCAGCACCATAACCTAAATAAACATAAAGAAATTCACCATTTAATCCCATTACTCCATCATGTGGAGATATATATGCGCGACCTGCCCATGCTTGAAATGCAAAATCTGTCATTCCAGCAATAGTTAAAATAGGTGTACACGGTGTAGGACTACCAGTATCGTATACATTTCCAGATGCATCTAATACTAATAATGACTGACGGTCAGGACGTAAATAAGTATACATCCTAACAACATTTTGTAAATTATCACAAGCATCATCAATATCTAAAGCAGCAATTCCAGGTCTAGATTGAAATCCTGATTCAATAAATTCAATATTATTACAATCACTAAAATGATCTTCAGGCGTAGATTCTCTATCACCACGTTTCCAAAGACCATTAAATTCGGTTATTTCAATTGGTTCATGATCGCGCATCTTTATGCTTCGTCGATAACAATCATTATTTTTTGTAACCCTTGTGCCTTATTAGTTGTGTAAATAAATTTAATCTTTTCCTGATACTTATCTAAATAATCTTGTACTTCTAATTGAGTTATAAGATAACATTTCAGTTTCATATTAAATCCTAAAGTGTTAATTCTTATTATGGAAAGAATTAACAAGAAACCATTTTCTCAGTGATTTATCTTGGGAGATGACACTAAGAAATAGTTAACGTCCAAGTAGTACCAGACTTAGTAGCTGTTACGGTAGCTTCATCTGTAATATCTACCTGTCGCGCATATCCATCCTTAACAAATTCAATAATATTTGTATCGGGAAGGATTTTAAGCTCAGTTATTTCAGTAAATACCTGAGCAGATAGAGCTTCACCAGGACCAGCATTACCAGTAATTGTAAGTGAAAGTGCCATTTGAATATCTCCTTTTAACTAAAATTTAATTACTAAGGTCTTGCAGAACTCCAACCAGCTTCCGTACCGTTTGGACCCCACATTAAACCAGAACCAATGGTAAGTTTTGCTGCATCACTAGTAGCAATCGCAAACTGATTACCAGCAATAATACCAGTATTACCATTATCAGAAAGTAGAATAAAATCTGTTGGTTCAGTTCCATCTTCTAACTGATCAAAGATATTATTCCACAACTGAAGGTTATTAACTACCTGTGATGCTGCTGCTTCACTTATACAAGCATCAGTATTATTATGAAATCGTGATTTCTGAATAAATGCTTGAGTAACAAATCCAATTAGATTTGCTCTAAATTGTAACCCAACATTTGCCCAGGCAAATTCACAATCATCTAATAATATATCACCTGCACCATACAATCGCGCACCAATAGCAGAACCTTCAAATTTACAGCCATAGGCTCTAAATCTATCAGGTGAAACTGCTGCGCTACCTACAGATAATCCATAGTCACCACTACCACCATCAGCAACACCAACATTAATTAGTGTTACATCATCAGCAAGAATTTCTAAACCTTCATCCCCTGCTGTTGATGGTTCAATAAAGGATTGACCGCGACTGTTATATCCAACAATTATTAATCCTGTTTTAGTTGCTGGAATGCTTAAATTTCCTTCCTCATGAGCACCAGGCCCCAGAAATAATGTATCATTATCAATCATTAAATCTAGTGCTTTTTCAATTGAGTCAACTAATGCTGTACCTAATGGAGCATTACCACCAACCCAATAAGTATTTTGTGACCAAGGTCTACCACCTAAAAGTAAACCTGATTCCTGAGCATATTTAACTTGTTCCCACAATGACATGTTCATACTTAGCCATCCTTAATGGACAATTGATAATCGAACTAATTATCAATCAGCTTATTGTTAACGATACAAACGACTACGAAATTTAAATCCTGCACGAAACGGTCTACGTCTTATAACAATTGCTTGTTTACCTTTAAGATTAATTGAAAGTAAAATGTCTAATCGTAATTTTGCATTTCCGTTCATCACCTCCGCTCTTGATTCATTTTCACCAATTTCTTGAGCACATAATCCGGCTGTTCTATATGCTAAAACAGAACGCGCACCATTAATATCAATTGTACTTGAAGCATTAATAAGATTAGGAACCCGACGCTTTATATATTCAACTCTTATTTGTTCATCAGAAGTACTACCAACAAATTGAATCTTCTGGTCATTAAATGCGTACCACTGTAAATAACTTGTTAACACATCAACAGGTGGTAAGAAATTTACCCTTTGCATTAATTGATATTCATTAGATGAACCTGAGATTCGTTCATAAACATTTTCGATTTCAATTAATCCTTCAGGTAAATCCAAACCACCTATTTCAGTTTCTCCGGCAGTTAAAGCTATATCAGTTTCAACTGCATTTGTTAATCCAATATTATGATTTTCTAGTTCTTGCTGTAACTCGTCCGCAGCAATATTAAGATAAGGTAATTGAACTGTATCCGTAAATATGGCATTACCTACATCATTAAGATGTGCGCGAACGTCACCAAAAATATCGGATGCCTTTAGCATTATTCAACCTTCTTTAATCCTAACTTAGCATATGCTTCAGGATCAACTATATGATTGCAATTTGCACAAATTGGATAATTCGGATCGCGCAGTTTACCACAAAGTTTACAAGCAACTAATTCAACAGAACTAAATGCATTAATCCAAGGTTTATTTAATCCTAATACTGAAGCTGCAATCCTAAAATCATCACTAATTGTTAATGGATTCCCGTTTGATTGTGCCCACAAACTATCAGCTAAACCTACTAAATTACGATACCACTGTCTTTGAAAAGTATCATATCGTTTAAGTTCGGGTTGATGATCTTTTAAAATTTGAGCTTGAGTTTTCTCACCTAATACCCAGAAAAGTCCAGGCATACTACCATTACGATCAAATGCTAATAATCCATTAACATAATCATTAACAACTGATTCAGCAACAATATTAGATGGAGTAACAATCTCAGCAATTTCTCTATCAGGATCAGTATCTAAAAACCATGAACTTGGCCCAATAACTGCAATTCCAGGTTTTTCCATACTACCAGATGGAATAAAGAATATACCTGGTTCTAATGTAGGCTTGCGTGAGGTAAATCCTTTATGCATTAATGAAACAATAGTACATCTATCCAAAGGATTAGTTGCACTTCTAATTGCCGTTCTTGAAGCATTTGCAAACGATCCAATACCAATTGCCATGATTAATTCTCCTTTATTTGGCTAGTACCTTTAGCCTCATAATTGTTTGGTACAACTTCACCACTACCTAACTTTAAATTATCCGTAACATCTGATTCATTTCCAAATAAAAATTCTTGCATCTTTTCTACTTCTAACTTTCGAGCATGTAATAATTCTTCAGGTAACATCTTTTCTTCTGGTGATTTATATCTATCTCCATAATGAGATAATTTTACACGTTCAGTAAAAGTATTTATAATGAACTTACAAGCACCATAAAATGTGTCAAATTCATAATCATCACCTTTACCTATACGAAATACATGTAAGGGTTCATATGAATATCTATCAACTAGTTCAGTCTTAACAAAATCAGGTACAACCAAGAATCGTTCTAAAATATACTTGTTTTGATGCTGTTGTCTATATTTAGGAAGAAGCCTTACTTCTTCATATAGTAATTCAAATCCTTCTTCAGTATATTTAGTTGCGCGCTTTTCAAATTGATCTTCACTCCAAACAACACGATATGTTGGAAAAGTACCAATCGAATAACCAAAATCGCGAGCTAAATAAGAATTAAGTTTTTCAATAGTCATAATAAAATGCGCGTTTTTATAGATGCGCGCCCCCTATTTGTAATTAAGCTACAGCTTCAGTCCAATACTTTCCATCAATCGGATTGTAATGTAAACTAAAGGACTTATTCTGTAATGGTGTATAAGCAGTCTTGATGTTACCAGAAGTTAGTAAAGCACCAGGACTACCATTAGTAAAGATTAACACTAATTCATGATAACCTAAAACAGGAGGCGTAATAGTTGCAACCTGTACGGTACCAGTAACGAATGTTAATCTAGTTCTCGGAGCGATTGTAGTTGCTGATGCAATAGTTAAAGGTTCTAACTGCTGCTCAGATTGTACACATGAAATATCATTCCAGTTGGCTGACATACATCACCTCTTAATTGTAACCAGCAGGAATTGATAAATCGTAGATATAAGACGTTGATGCTGGATTATCAACATATGTCTGCATACCCACAACCATGTAGAAAATATCAGCAGTCATTACACCACCAGATGGTCCGCGTAATTCGAAGATATTTCTTCCATCTGTAGTATAAAAACCGATAGGCAATATTTCTGCACGATGCCAAACAGAATCAACAACGAAGTCAATTCTTTCCTTACTCCAATTAAAATGCGGCATAACTGGAGCGCCGGCCATCTGCATATCATCACCAAAATACAGATTTAAACCTTCTTGTCTAGGCTGTTTCTGTATGATGGAAACATTAAAGCCCATCTGTTCATATTGCTGCTGCTGACACGGATGCATCCAAGCGCGCGCTTTAAAATTCTTATCAATACCAACACGATTACCAATGGTATTAATTGCGCGTCTTGGAAGCGGCCAAGATAAAGCAGAGCTATTACCATTAATACCATTAGAACGTATTTCTGGTGTGCTAACTCTGTTAAATCCTAACCACGTTCCAGTACTTGCATTAGAATGATGATATGGCACACCATACAATGCAGGCATAGATGCAGGAGAAGTAATACCCTGAACAACTAATACGTCTGTAGCAGTTGCACCAGCAATATTAGCATTAACTTTAATAATGCCATTTGCAACATCCCAGAACGTAATTTCAGCATTACCACGATTAGTTGCTAAAGTACTATCAAACACCTGAATCGTCTGACCAAAACGTACTAAACGTGCTCCGAATTCTGCTGTAAGCGTATACTGATCTGTACCTACAACAGTTGCATCAACCGCACTAATTGTACCTACAACACCATTACCTGAACCCATCATCTGAGAATCAATCTGACGACGTAATTCAACTAATGCACCTGCTGTAAGTTTACGAACGGCATTAACTATAGCCTTTCTATCACTATCAGTTCCCCACTGAGCAAGTTTAGTATACTCAATGTTCTGACTCATGAACACAGGCTGTAATACTGCCTTTTCGTATGTAGGTCCACCACCACGTCCTAAATCAGAACCATTTGGTCCAAAATACTGGAATTTTCCACCTGGTCTAATATTTATAGGAGCGCGCAACTGTCGATAAGAAACCTTCTCAACATCTGCTTTCTTAATGTTGGAAAAGAACTTATCGTCAGATTCATATGCTTCCGGTAACTTGGTTGTAACTTTCTCAAGTTCCGTAGCAATTACTGACGCATTATCAAATGACATTAACTAACTCCAAATTAATCGCACGCCAATCAATTGTAAAGTAACATTCAGTACAAAACTAGTTACTGCTGTTCCTAATCCAATTGATGTAGCGTCTGTTAAATGCAATGCAACTCCTGTATCACCATTAACACCTTTAAGTGTAATCAATTCAGTATTAGCACTTGGGGGTCTAATTGTAACACCAGTTGCACTTGATGGAACTGATATAGCATTATTACCAGCAGCTAAAGTAACTATATCTATATCGCCCGGTGATGCGGCGTTATCTGCTTGATATTCTATAGCAGCATCATAGTCACCTGAAAGTTTTATAGTTACAATGCGTTCACTAGTAATAGCCATTTTATCAATCTCTCATCATGAAATCTTCAATCGATTCACCGGGTTTCATTTTCTTAGGTGAGGTTCTTTCACCTTTTTCATCATTAGAACCCTTAAATCTTTCTTTCGTTTTATCATCTTTATTAACTACCAACCTTTTGGCTCCCGATAAAGCCTTTGTACGATTTTCTCGGATGATTGGTAATAATAATGACTTCGCAACAGATAAGTACGCGCTACCAATTTTATTTACTGAGTCCTTAGAAAATTTAGTATCCTTAGATTTAGCCCACAAATTTCTTAGAATTGTCTGAGTTCGAGTATCAGAACCAATTTGTTTATGTAATTGCTCAACACAATCTCCAATCGCCTTAGATTTAACATAATCAGACATTTCATCTTTAGGATCAATTGCAGACGAAATTACTGATTTAAGACGATTATCAACTCTTACAACTAATTCATTTCGCGCGTCCACAAATCTCTCTTGTAAGTATTCATTTCGTTCGCGTTCGATTTCACTATCTTTTTCAGTTTTAGCTTTAGCTAATCTATTTGGTTCACTAAAAGTAGCATTACCAAATAAATACTTATGGAATAATTCCGCTGCTGCCATTAATTGATCATCATTAGAATCTTTGGCAGTTTGCACCATAGTTTTGACAGTTTGCTTATATAAATTATTCAGAACATGTTGAAATGCATTCTGATCTACTTTATATAAAGAAGATAAATATTCATCAGCAATCTTATTTAATGCTTCACTATCACGTTCTTTAACAGTTTTTAGAAGAGACTCAATATCTCCATCAAGTATTGAACTTTCAATTTCTTTAAATTCTCTTAAGTTTTCAACTGCTTCCTTAGCTTCTTTAATCGTTGGGAATACTTCTGTATATCCCTGTTCACGATACATTGCGCGTTCAAGAGCAGGAAACTTTTTAAATAAATCAGGATAAGTCTTTAAAATATCCTTACGTCGCGCTGGGAGAAGAAGTTTTAATTCATCTTCATCCTCATCAAGTTTTTCTAAATCTTCTAGTTCATCTTTATCATCATCTTCATCTTCATCAAGTTTTTCTTCTTCATCTTCTTCAGATTTCTTTTCTTTAGGTTCTTTCTTATCTTTCTTTTCATCTTCCTTAATATCAGGAATATCTAAATCTTTTTCTTCTTTAATTGGTTCATCAGTATCAAGTTCATTAAGTTTAGCTAAGACATCATTCTCAGTTAAATCCGGTTTTGGAGTTATAACAACATCATCAGGCATTTGCTTGTTCCTTAGGTTTTTGCTCAGGTTTATTTGCATCATTTGGCATCTGACTTTGCTGAGCATTCATTGTCATTAATGCCTGAGTTACTTGAATATGCCTACTACCATGTAGAAGAACATTTTTATAACCAGGAGGATTTTCTATCTTAGCTAATCTACCTGCTAAACTTACTGCCCATTTTCTAACTGTATCTGCTTGTAATTCATTATCATCAACTTGTGGATCAATATCAATAGATGGTGCTAAAACTGGTTGACCCGTTTCATCTATTTCACCAGTTTCAATAGGTTCAGCTTCTAATAACATTCTAATTTCTTCAAGTTGCTTTTCTCTATCATCTTCACCAGGAATTACAGCAGATTGCATACCTAACGCATCCTTCATCATCTGTATATTTTCAGGATCAATCATTGCTTCAATTAATCCCGGATGATTAGTCTGAAGAATCTGCATTATTGTATCTTTCATTTGCGCGGGATTAATTGGAATTTGATCACTTGCATCTAATTCAACATGACCAATTTTACCACGCAATTGACTAACACGAACGAATGTATTTATGAAATTTCCATTCTTATCTTTTTCAACTAGCCTTTCATCTTCAGCTACATTCTTAATATAGGCTGGAATAACTTTAGCAAATATAGTTTTCCACCAAATACAAAGCATCTTCCAAGTATTCTGAAGTCTTTGTAATGCTTGAGCGCGCGACATTGAATATTCAGCAGCAGTTTTACTACCTGCCATTTCACCGCCAAATAAACTTGGAATTGCGCCACTAACTAATTGTCCTAACTCCTGAACCTTATTTCCAAATGGTAATATTTCTGCACTAAATGTTGTTGTAGTTAAATTATAAAATGCATCACTAACTGTTTTACCAGATTTAGGAATTACAGGTATCATTTCACCAGGATTTACTTCACGATTAGCATAAGCATTTGCATCTAATACTCCAGCATCAAACATCGTTGTAGAAATACCGTGTTCCATCGTTTGTAATGCTAAAGAGATTAAATCATTAGTTATATCTTGAACAGAAGTTAGCAAGTTACCTAACGGATCATGGTGCATGTAATCTGATAATGGATTATTACTTAATGTCCATACATCATCTAATGACTCATCTTCACATTCAGCAAATAAATCATTTACCCAAATACAATGTACGCCGGATGGAAACTTCTTTTTCCACCAATCTACTTTATCAACTGGTAAAATGTTGAAAGCGGAAGTACGAAACCAATAATGCGCGCAAGCTACAGTATTCTCTGGATAAGTTCCATTATATTGAGTACTTAAACGTGCCCATTGCTCATAAACATCATCATATGAACCACCTTTAAGACCACCAGCAGAATTAACTAGTTTATCATGAAGTTCTGGATAATCTTCAATAGCAATTCCATAATGCTTATCTTCAATTAGTCTTAAGTATGGTGTTTCTCTTTGAGATTTAGCATAATTAGCTATCTTAACAAATAGACCACCATAAGTTTTAATACACTGACGTGATTTAGGTTCTTTAGTAACTCCATCTAAACGAGTAACAAATACCTTTTCACGTTTTAATTCAGGTACAACTTCAAATCCACACTGTAAACAAATTGGTAATGGTGGAGATTCTAAATCATATCCATCTTCTAAATCATCAGTAATTGGCATTCCACAAAATGGACAATTCTTAGTATCTACTTCTTCTTCATATTGTTTATAAGAAGATTTATCTGTTTCACCATAAGATTTATCAGAATGATTGTAATTATAAGATGCGATTAATCCTTCAGTACAAAAAATATAAAGTGCATGTAACCATAATAGATGTGCATCATTATGACGATAAACTAATTTAGATATTGTATTACCAGCTTTAGCTGTTTCTAAATCATCAGGATTATCTGCATCATCAGGATAACAAACAACAGCAGGAACAATAACTGAAAGAGCAGCAATGATTGATTCTAAATAAGCGCGAAAGACATTAACTCTTTTATCATAATAGTCTTGATAAGAATCATCTTCTAACATTCCTAAATCAACAACGCGCCAATCATGTGCAACTTCATTCCAATAAATATTGTTTAAACCTTCCCAATAAAACTTTAACTTTTTCCAAGTACGAATTTGTCTTTCACGAACAGACTTATCCTCATTATCAAAATGTTCACATATTAAACGTAATTCCTTACGTTTATCTTCAGGTAGTTGATCCATTAGTAACCAGAATTAAATTTATTCATTAAAGACGCGCGAGTTCCAATTGCGCGCTTTTTAACCGAATTCTCCATATTTGGATTCTGATTCATTACCGATTCAAATGAAGGAGCTAATAAGCTACTAGGATCAATTCTTTCCTTAGGACCAGCAAATCCCATTGGATTAGAATTTGCTACGGGATTAGCACCAAATGGCATACCCATAGATTCCATAGCACCAATTGGCATATTAGGTTTAATACCAGCTCCTACTTGATTATTTTCCATCATTGGTGGTATTGGAGCTAATCCAGGTTGAATACCACGTAGCATACGTTGACGAACATCATTTTTAGCCATTTAATTAACTCCGATTTCGGATTCTAATTTTTCTACTTCATTAGTTCTTAATTCGTTAGCTTGATTAATTTTATTAGTTCTTAATCTATGAGCTTCTTCAGCAGATTCACGAGTTAATTTATCAGCTAATTCATTCATTCTCATCTTGCGCGCTAATGGTTTAAAATCATTAGTTACAGTTTGATTAATAATTTCGGGTGGTTTAGTTACATCTACAAGAGCTTGAGTTAAACGTCCAATTTCTAATCGTGCTGATGCAAGAAGTTCTCTATATTCTTCTATAACTAGATTACGTTCACGTTGATATTTCTCATTGGCTTCAAACTTACATTCAACACAATGAGGATTAATAAAATGATGCCACCAAATCTTAATTTTATCTACCATCATCATTTATCTTTCGATTGAATCCAATTCTACGAAAATAATAAGAACCATAATGATCATAAATTTTTATTCTAGGTATAATTTCTTCATAACTAACTTCAGGAATAACAAACAATTCTTTATCAGTATTATTATCTTCAAGTTTTATTAATTTCTTAGGTATATCTTCTACCATGATGAAATCTACGTATTGGTTTCATACTTACTGTATTATCTAATTTCTTACTCTCTCTATAAAACGCTGTCATATCACCAGTTTTACGTAACATTTCATCTAATTTATTTCTATCATCTAACTTCTTCTTTTCATTTACTGCTTCATTAAAATAACGATCAGCAGCATCTATTAAATATCTTCCTGAATCATATGGATCATCACCAGGAAATTCTGCTACGTCTTGAGTATGAACTTTATCATAAACGCAAGATTTAATAGCATTTATAAATAACTTATTAATGTTAAATGTTAAGAATTTTGGTATATTAATTTCTTCTTTAATAGGTCTAAACGAATCTAAATAAGATTGATATTCTTCTACTCCTCTATTTCTTAACAACCACATTGCTTGTTCGTCATTATAAATGCGCGACGTTAATGATGGAATATACTTAGGCTTCCACCTAAAGTATTCATGCATTAACATCTTACCAGCAATTCTACTACCAGGATCATTATTAGTTAATTCAACTGGTCTACCTAATCCTTTTTCAACTTCAGATTGAACTGTATGTTCTTGTCCGCGTTTTTGTGAAGCTGATTTACAAAGTTTAATAATACGTGGATTTTCTACATCAGCCCATTCTTTAACTTCTGCTGTCCAATCAGCAATTTTAGTTTTCTGCCAACCTTTTTCTTTATAAAGAACTATTCTTTCATCTGGAGTGACCGCGCCACATGCTATATAATTTATTGCTGGCGGCGCGTATCCCCAATCTATAGAATAAATCTTAGGCCAAAATAATGGAATATCAAATGGTTCAATTACATGCAATGCATTTTCAGGTTCATCAGGATAAGTTTTATCCCTAAATTCATCAAATACTGAACCTTCATATGCTGACCAATTACCATAAAGTTTAGCTTGCTTTTCAGCTTCAGGTAAAGACTCTAACTGATTTAAATACTGCTGACTAACATAAGGATTATCTTTAACCGTTGCTGGAATAAATATTCTTTTAACTCCAGCCTTATTAGTTAATACCTTTAATCCTTCTGGACATGGGTCAATAAAACGTGCGCGAACCCAATTATGTCCGATATTACCAGGATTACTCGCAGAACGAACTATTGCAGGTAATCCACTATCAGTCGCAGCACGAACTCGTTGTAATGTTATATATAAATATTGCCATTCAGTAAATGATGTTAACTCATCAAATGCAACGTAATTAGGCTGCATTGAATCGTAGTTATGTACATCTTCTTCATCTTCACAATGACCAAAAAAGAAAAGCGCACCAGATGGAAACGTCCAACATTTATCTTGTTTATTATAAGTTCCACCAATAGTTGGATGTTCGAAAAATAATCTGCTGCGTGGTATTACTTCATTCTTTAGTTCAGGAAATGTACGTCTTAAAAATAACCCCTTAAAATTGCTTCGTAAATAAAACTTATGTACTAAAATATATGCAAGCAATACGTGAGTTTTACCTGCATTAACAGCACCCGCATAAAATCCCTCTAATATATCATAGGGTAATTCTAGAAACTTAGCTTGTTTAGGTGTAGGTTTCCATTCATTGAATTCTGCTGATTCGTTAATTTCAATGATTGGTTCCATAATTATAATTGATTAATTAAAACATCTATTTTATCACGAATAATTATTAGTTCCTGTTTAATATTAATTGGAACCGGCGTAGTTCCCTCAGTTACCCATTGGCTAAAATCATCAGGTTCAGGTGTATCAAATCCTTGAAGCGCACACAATATTTTTTGACTATTAGATGCAATAAATGGATAACGATTAACAAACGAATTCCAAAATAACTTCTGACCATTAGCTTTAATTAGAACCGCGCCGCTATTAGTAAACTTATCTGTTTGCGCGATTACATTACCAAACTTATCAAACATTGGGAGAAGAACGTCTACTCCACCAATATTTGTAATTGGTAAACCTAAACTCATTATTGGAATATTATTTACATCAACATAGTTAATTCCTACAGATGAATACATCGTTCTATGAAAACGTAAGAATGTTCCAGATTCATTATAAACTTTTAAATTTGTTTCAGGTTCTTTTCCAGGTATTTCTATAAAACTATCTTGAACAAATATTTCTCCTGTTGGTCCTATTGCACAAGACCAATTACCAATAGTTAATCCTAATTCAAGTTTACTTCCGTCTTGTTTAACTAATAAAGCAAAATCAATATTAGTAGTTTTTGGAAACTTACAAACTGATATAAGTCCATTAATACCAAATCCAAGGCGCGCAAATAGACCAATATCAGGAAGGGTTATTGGAGAATCATTATTAAATAATAATTCATTTCCAATAATCTTAACCTTGGCTAATATTTCATTCTTTTCTGCTACATCACGATGGATATATGGCATTTAATTAGTTACCATTAACTATCTGTTCCATCAGCAATTCGTTGTTCTTTAGATTTAAGAACATTCAATCTATCCTGAAGTTCAATTAACTTATCTTTATCTTCAGGACTTAATGAAGTTTTAGTAATAATAAAACCAATCAATCCTTCTAAAACTTCTATAAGAATTTTTAATTCCTTATCTGATAAAGCCATATTAGAACTTTGTAATTTACTGAATGACCATTTCAGGATAAGAATAATAAGGCGTTTCTTCATGGCTAATCTTATTATAAAGATCGGTTACGAAAGCAATTGCTGATTGAAGTTTACCAATCAACTTATCTTTATCAGTTCCATTAGGAATCTGAGAAGCAAATATATTAATACCAATAAGTAATGATTGAGAAAGTTTAGTTAAATGCGCAGCTAAATCTCTACATTCACCAGATGCTAAACAACCGCGCAATCCTTCAGTAGCTTCAATAGCTGGTAACATTACTGATTTAGCAAAGGATTGCCTTTGAGTTTTATCAAATGATTTATCAGCAAGATCAGATATTTCTTCAAGTAATGAAGTAATTTTAGTAGCTATAGGAATAGTATTATGTCTGAAAGTAGCGCAAGATATGGAAAAAATAATAATAAGTATTAAAATTATTTTCCCCATACACCACCATTAAAATTAAATACTGCTACTCCAAACCAACGAAACCATGCTGAAATAGAAAACTTACCAAACTTAGATTCTTCTTGAATACATTGTCTAAATCTTTTATCAGTCGCGCGCTTTGTTACAGTTTCACCTTTAAAATTTTTACCAGTCCGATAAGCAATATCATGTTCAAAGCAACAAATCTGATTCCAATCTACTGACTTAGAACAACCATCACTACCAATATCAAAACATTGCTTTCTAATTTCTGTACGTTCTTCAGGTGTTAGTTTCACGATTTAAGAATGCCTTGTAAATCAAATCCTAAGAATGCAAGAACCCATGCAATTACTAGAACAACCGCGGCAACTGTTAGTGCAGTCTTTAACTTAGATGGCATTCCTTCAATTAACCAAATTGCTACACCAATTAATGCTGCAATAACTAAGAGTATAAGATTCATTTCTTTCCTCCTGGTAATGGTGAACTATCATACTTACCAGATAACCACAAGATAACTACAGCACCAGCTTGAATATATTTAGACCATTCACCAACATAAGTATCTAATGGAACAAATCCTGATGCAACTAAAAGTGCGCCCATAGATAACCGACCCCAAAACCAAATTAAACTATCTCTAGTAACTTTCCAATCAATAAGTTTATTTGTTAATGGCGCGGTTGCTATTTCTTCTAATTGGCTCATTAGTGACCAGTCCTTATTAGTTCTTGTGGTTTAATATAAGTTTGTCTATCTAAAAGAATTCCAACATTCTTATCTATTGCATCTACTTTAACATTATAAGTAGCAACACCTTGTCTTAATTCCCCAAACGCGCGCTCTAATACTTCAAGCCGATTAGTATACTTACCAATTTGAAATGAAATTCTTAAAATAGTAACAAGAATACCACCACCAAGAATTAATCCAATTATTTGAAGTACAGTTTCATTCATGTTAACTAATTCGTCTTAATGGAAATGAATAAGTACGACTTTTACCAAATCCATTCTTGATTAATTTCTTTTCATCACATAAGTTCTGAACTAATTTACTAGCAGTATTCATTCCTATTCCCATATCAAATGCTATTTCATGAATAGTAATATCTTGGTCTTTATGAATTAACTCTAGAATTCTATTCTTTGCATAATCTAAATCAATAAACCCACTAGTTGACTTACAAACTTCTTTTTTTATAGTTGCAATTAATCCGGCTTCCTGCGCCATTGTTTCCATTGCAGCAGCCAAATTATGCGCACCCATTTCTTGTGCAAGATTAATTGCTTTTTGAAAACGCTCAGAATAAACCTTATTTGTTTTTAATATAAGTAAACGCAATTCCTCATTAGTCAGCATCTACATTTCTTTAAAAGTTTAACAATCCAGCCCCAAGGATTATTCGGATATTTACAGGGGCACTTGGAGGGTTTGCAATGCGATAAGTATATGATGTACTAAGACTTGAAGGTAATCTAGTACCATCAGATAATATTTCTGCTGATGTAAATGCTATAGTCCAGGTACCTACAGTTTTATTTGGTAAGGGGGTATTACAAGCAAATGGAGAAGTTGTACCAGAACACGTAACTGGAACTACTATTTGCGCGCCAGCGTTAATTGAAACTTTATATTCAAATGCTTGTGCAACAAATAAACTTGGCGCGGCTTGATCAAATTCTGCAAGACAATTAGCTGCTTGTAAAGTTGATATTGTTTGAATCTGAGCTGCATCAGTACTAGTATTTAATACTAATGCAAATAAAACTCCGAGAAATAATGCTTTCATTTAATTCTCCTAAGTTATTGCAAGTATCTTTATTGTATCATTAATAGTTCCAACAACAAAGAAATCATCTAATGATACAACACCTAATGAAATTTCTATAGGAACACCAGGAATAGTTGCAGGAGGAATTTCTATACGGAATCCATAATCAGTCGAACTTACTGTACGTTGATTACCACCAACATAAATTATTCCAGCATTACCACCACCGGCTTGCAATGATAAATACCTTAATAAATCACCAGCCTTAGGGGTACCAACTACTGCACTTAATCCAGTAGATAATCTTTGTGGTGTAGCAGAAGCAGCAATTGTAACTGTAAAATGGTTTACCATAATTATCTACTTATCAAGTTAATTATCTACCTCAACAACTTCGTATTTCTCTATGGATTTTTGTGGTGGGGCATAAACAACAAAATTGGCTTGAATTCCATTATTAACATTTCGATTCTTTTCTTCCATGTCAGCAATAATAGAACTCATATTTTTAGCAAGAACTGACATTTCATTGGCGCGCAATTCAGATATTCGATCTTCTGTGATATGATCTAATGTTTTAATTAACGTGCGCGACGCTTTACGAGTAATTACATTTCGCGCGTTCTTAACAAAGCGCGCAAGTTTTGTATTAGTTTTATCATTAGTTCCATTCTTGCCATTTGAATAGGCGTTAATACTTGATGTAGAAGTCTTAAATGATTCTTTTATGTCATTATCACTATCACCATTAATTTTACATTCAGCAATTATCTGACGTATAGTTTCAGGCTTATTAATATCACCTTCATTTCTTCCACTTGTAGGTAGTTCTTTAACTACTGATTTATTTTCATCTACATTATTACCTTTAATCAGTTCTTTCTCAAATTCTTCATCAGATAAAATACCTAAAGGCATTTGATAATCCTATAACTTGTTCCAGATTTCAGTCTATATCTAGTATGCCACCGTCTTTATACCACAAGTAACGGGCCATGTCAAATGGTATGTCAATTCGGACACGCGCTAGGATGGTCTTATTTCAAGCCACAATTGAATATAGGCCAACTTCGGAGCTGAGATGACTCCCAATATCCTCCGGCCCACCTTCGTTGATTCTAGGGCAAGTCTGAAATCCCATGAATATTTATTATTTTATTTTGACTTTATTAAAATTTAGGAATAATTTTTATTTTTTGTAAAAATTTATTTGATGGTACCTAAATATGGGACCCTAAATTAATTATATTAATCATTAGGATAATTGTATCCATAGAGCTTAATAACAACCTTCTCCCTTTTTCGTCTGATTGTAGCTTGAATTATGGTGATAGGGGCATACATATTTGATAAGTCAAAGATATAACTTTGAGTAATCAAAATTAAGTACGAGGGTTTTCGTAGAGTTATGAATAGTAGACAAATATCTACCTAACAGATGACATGCTGAACTGTGCACGACTGAATCAGGCCAGAATCGCGCACATGAATATTGGCATGAGAACTGCATTGTTATTGTTCGTGAGGTAAACCATGTATCGCAGAATCGCATATCGAGATGGAAAGATTATTTCCATTATTGACTGTTCCGACCTTCGTAAACTTCGGAGATACGCCCGCGTATTAGGTAAAGCATACAATCTGTTTCACCGCCCAGCAAGGCGCGTTAACTAAAACCGCACAACCAATAAATTGGACTCAATATTCAATTTATTGGTTTGTCTAACATGTCAATTAAATGACATATGATTATTCATTTAATTGAATTAGTTATTCAATTTTCAAGATTGTTATTAGAATTACAGATTAGTAGACTAAAGTCAGGGGAATTACGTACTATTTGAATTAGCCTCAAGCGAACCGACAGTATTATCAAGATTTATTTATGGCACAACAATTGCATTGTTAGTTAGTGCGAATTGAATCGTTGACAAGTTAGACGGAACGCGGCCGATAGGTCTTTGATAACTGAATAATTGATTAGTGGCAGATTAGGCCGGTCATGAATAGGAAACTAACCATGACCTACAGAACAGCCGAACATATCAAAGAAGAATTAGAATCGTTATGCGACTACATGAACAGACAGCCGTTTGCAGTCGCTATCGATACTTGTGCGGACAGAGAAGGAAAAGAAATAATCCGCATTCAGGTAGTAAGAAAAGACGGAACTACGCGCCGAATAGATATCCCATTGGGATATTACAACTAGCAACATTTCAGACCGGCCTAACGTGCTACTAACCAATTAATGAGGTAACTAACCCATGCAGAAGTTAACACCACGAGAACTAAATACGGTTATTCGCCTATTGAAAGACGAACGGCGAATACTAACTGATAGAGTTTACAAGGCAGATAGTGAATATGATAAGGTTGACCTTGCCGAAGTAAACGAAATACTACGTAAACTA